ATTGATAATGATCAAGCGCACTGATGCTGTTGGATCATGGTACTTGTGGGATTCATCTCGTGGAATCGTTTCTGGCAATGATCCATATATTCGATTGAATGATGGCGCTGTATCAACTACAACAGATGCGGTTGATGCAGACAATAGTGGGTTTATTGTCAATCAGGAATCATTGAACCTGAACGTCAATGCTGCGACATACATTTTCTGGGCAGTTGCATAAGGAAGAAACATGGAAATCAGAATTCGTGAAACAGGTCAGGTTATGTTTGAGGGAGAGTTCCGTGCATCTCACCCAAACACCTCTTTCCCGCCTCAGTTGACTGCTGAGTTGCTGGACAGCATGGGCGCTGATGTCGTCTTTGAAGGCGCTCAAGCACAACCCACACGCTACCAAACAGCTTTCCGCAATGGTGTTGAGCAGGTCAATGGCAAGTGGTACACCAAGTATTCTGTTGCTGACATGGATCAGGAAACAAAGGATGCTTTGGATGCCCAGCAAGCTGCTCTCATCCGTAGCCAACGCACTCAGAAGCTGGCAGAAAGCGACTGGACTCAGGTTGCTGACGCTCCTGTAGACAAGGCGGCTTGGGCTGTCTATCGTCAGGGTCTGCGTGATGTCACTGCTCAAACGGGCTTCCCTTGGGAAGTTACTTGGCCTGCCCAACCTTGAGGTGAGAAATGACGAAGGAAGAGACAGTTGCTACTATGGCAGCTAAGAGCGCCCCGCCTGTGGGCGTTTCTATTGCCACTGTCGCCGGAATCCAAGTAAGCGAAGTTCTTCTGTGGGCTACGCTAATTTACACAATCTTGATGATTGGGCACAAGTGCTATCAAATCTACAAGGATGTGACTGGTAACAAAGGTGAATAATGCCTAATCTGAAACAACAGTTGGATGTTCCGGCAGTACCAAACCTGCCGTTGCCTCCTGCTGTTTATTCTGCCCAGCAACAGGCGCAGAATAACAATCAGGTCAAGATATTCTTCACCAAGCTGATCAACGCAATTGGAGCGATGTTTGGCATTCGTGGTGGCAAGTTCATTAACTTCCCTTACGGCGCTTTCCAAGACAGTACAGACCAGACTGATGGATCTACTGCTGTAGCCTATTTCTTTAGGTTAAATACCACGGATTACAGCAATGGCATCTCAGTTGTTTCAAGATCTGCGTCTTTTACTGCAACTATCAGCAATGGTAGTGGTTCAGCAGGTACTACTCTTAATGTTTCTGCTATTGCAAGTGGCAGTCTTTATCCTTCGATGGAGATTACTGGTACTGGGGTTACTGCTGGCACACGTATTGTCGAGCAACTTACAGGAACAACAGGAAGCACTGGAACTTACAGAGTCAACACTTCGCAACTGGTAAGTAGCACATCAATGACTGGTGACTTGCCGAGCAAGATTACCGTCAGCCAGCAAGGAATCTACAACATTCAATTCAGCGCCCAGTTTAAGAACACTACCAACGATTCGCAAAATATCGACATTTGGTTCAGGGTGAATGGGACTGATGTAGCAAACTCCAATAGTCGTTTTGGAATGCCAGCAAGGAAGAGTACTGGTGATCCAAGCCACTTGATTGCTGCTATGAATTTCTATTTGGATATGGTGGAAAACGACTATTTTGAGATCATGTGGAGGGTCAGTGACTCTGGGGTGTCTTTGGAGCATTATGACGCTGTGAGTGCTAGCGGAAGCACTCCTGCGATTCCTGCAACGCCATCTATGATTCTCACTGTGTCATTTGTGTCCAATCTAACAACGGAATAAAATGAATCATGGCAATGCTTCCACTCAAATTACCTCCAGGCGTGTTCAAGAATGGCACTGAATATCAGGCCAAGGGACGCTGGACAGATTCAAACCTGATTCGTTGGTTTGAGGGCACAATTCGCCCTGTTGGAGGCTGGAGAAAGCGTTCTTCTAGCCAATTGACTAGCAAAGCTCGTGGGTTCATCTCTTGGAGAGATAACTCAGGTAATCGTCGCATGGCTGTTGGTACGCATTCCAAGCTGTACCATATGAATGAGGGCGGCACTTTAACCGACATCACTCCTGGCAGTTTCACTACTGGCGATGCTGATGCTGTATTAAACATTGGTTATGGCTCTCAGACCTATGGGAACTATGCCTATGGAGTACCACGCCCTGATATTGGCAGTTACACGCCTGCAACCACATGGAGTTTGGACACATGGGGAGAGTACCTTGTTGGGTGCTCGTCAAAGGACGGTAAGCTACTTGAGTGGCAATTGAACACTGGAAGCGATGCTGCGGCTATCACCAATGCTCCGACCTCATGCACTGCCCTTGTTGTCACTTCTGAGCGGTTTTTGTTCGCCTTGGGTGCTGGTGGCAATCCCCGTAAGGTTCAGTGGTCTGACCAAGAAAACAACACCGTCTGGACTCCTGCCACGACAAACCAGGCTGGTGACTTTGAGTTGACCACTGTTGGCTCAATCCAGCTTGGCAAGCGGATTCGCAACCAGTTGATGATCTGGACTGATGTGGATGCCCATGTCGCAACCTACATTGGACCGCCTTATGTCTATTCCTTTGAAAAGGTTGGCATGAATTGCGGTGTGATTTCCAAAAATGCCGTTGCTGTCAATGACAATTCGGCTATTTGGATGTCTCGGTTTGGCTTTTGGCTCTACGATGGCTATGTGAAGCCCCTGCCTAGCGATGTCAGCGACTATGTGTTCAACAACATAAACATCAATCAATCATCCAAGGTATATGCTGTTCACAATGCAACTTATGGTGAGATTTGGTGGTTCTATCCAAGTGCGGCATCGAATGAGAATGACTCGTATGTGACCTACAACTACCGTGAGGGGCACTGGGCGACTGGATCCATTGCTCGTACCTGCGGGGCTGACCGTGATGTGTTTGCCTACCCACTGTGGGTATCGGCTGATGGCTACATCTACGAGCACGAAGTTGGGTTCAACTATGACTCAGCGACACTATTTGCAGAGTCTGGTCCTGTTGAGCTGGGTGATGGTGACAACACTTTGTATTTGAATGGCCTTATCCCTGACGACAAGACTCTTGGGGATGTTCAGGTTCGGTTTGGCACGAAGTTCTACCCGACAGGGACGGAATATTCGTATGGACCGTATTCATTGGCGAACCCAACTTCATTCCGGCTGACTGGTCGCCAGATTGCTGCCAGGATTGAGGGGGTTCGGTTGGCTGACTGGAGGGTTGGGACTATCCGTCTTGATGGCAAGCAGGGTGGTCGCCGATAATGGATTGCAGTGAATTTGTAGAAAAAGATGGTTCACAGAAATGGTGGGTTGAGCATTTCCTAAGGTTGGAAAAGCAGATCCTACAAGGCTTAGAATACTCAGGCGGGACGCATAATCTGGAGGATGTCGCAATGGCCCTCCATAAGGATCAAATGCAATTATGGCCTGGATTGGAGAGCGTTCTCCTAACCGAGTTGGTGCAATACCCTCG